GTTGCGTTTTAGATGCTATCAAATCGCTCGCAGTTACCCCTGGACGTAGCCCAGACCGCTTTCCGCGCTTGCTCACCTCCAGCTTGTAGGTGTAGTTGCCTTCCTCATTCTGGCCACAAGACGTAAGTGTGAGTACAGATCTAGCCCAGTTGGTCAGCTCCGATGAGCCAAAGCCGCTGTAGGCTTTGTCGTGGCCTTGATAACCGCTGCCGTCCCGTGTTGGCTTTGGGGTATGATGTACCAACATCCAAGCAAAGTTAGCCGACAGCGCCAAAGGGTTCAGCAGGTTGCGTAAAAAGCCGCCGGCCGTCTCTTGGCTGGATAGGTCGCCCCCGATAAATGCCAGCAACGGATCTACCCACGCCAAATCCGGCTTATGCTTTTCGGCCAACCTCCGCATCCGATCGACAAACCGCTCCCCAGTGGACGTGCAGTCGCGCACAATCACTAGGTTGACCTTAACCCAGCCCAGCTCTTCGTCCGATAAATCCAATGCCCGCAGTATCCCTTGCAACGCCTCCGCCACGTCGCCCTCGTCGTTCTCAGCCTGCACGATAAGCGACTTGAGCCGCTTGCCATGCGGGCTTATGCCAAACAGATCCCGCCCGCAGGCCCACGTAATAGCCGCCTGCAGGCACAGCACGCTCTTACCTAGCCCACTGCTTCCTACCCAAAGCGCAGATCCGCCCCGGCAGATCCACCGCTGGCCAAGCAGCTGAGTTGGGTCGGCATCCTCCTTAAAATTGATAAGCTGATCCCACGTGAACGGCTGCGGCAGATCGCCGTACATCGTCCGCTCCTGCCACTCCATGTAAGTCAGCGTCGGCGCCCCACACTCCACCAGCTCCTGCTGCTGGCCGGTGGCCGTCCTCATCGCTCCGGGCAACCGCGACAAGCGCCCTGCGTCCTTATTGGCCGGATCGGGCTTGCAGTGCTCCAAGTGCTTGTAAATAAAATCCACCCGCTCGGCAAACTCCTTGGCACTGGTCGCCCGCACATCCACCCATGCATGCAGGCTCCGGGCCCCGCTCTTAATGATGGCCGACGTGGGCAAACCACTGCGCTTAATAATTGCCCACTGCTCTTGCAGGGTGCTGTCGTCGAACTCAATTAAGCAGTGGCGATACTTGACGATAGATTCCGATTTGCGGTTCTTGCCGTTGTTGGCGTTGATCGACACATACACGCCCACGGCCGATCCCTGCCAATCCTTTAGGCCGTCGCCCTTAAAAAGCTCTAGCCATTCCTCCCGGCTTCGCGTCTCGCCGGCACCGTCCGGCCGCTCCCTGTCTCCGTCTTTAATGCTTCGGCAAATGTTGATCTGATCGCCTACGTCGAAGCAGGTAGCCAGAAACTTATCTACAGGCCCACTCTCCACGCTGATTGGCATGGGCGGCACTGGCAGATCCTCCCTGATGATTGCGCCATTCTGAAAACTGTACTTAGCCTTCGGCCGGTACGGCTCCCTGGGTGGCTTGCTGTAGGCCGAGCGCACGGCCGCCACTGCCTCATTCTGCGACAGCCCCACCTTCATGCCCCAGATCTCAGCCTCCGTCACGGCATCAAACTCTGGCAAGCCGCTATCACGGAACTGGCAGGCCAGCTTAAACAGCTGAGTATTGCGCTCACCGTTCTGGGCGCCGTTGTGGTAGATGCTTTCAACGGCCGGTGGGAGTGGGGCAATCATTTGCTTTCCTTACCAACGGCCTTGGTATCTTGATCGCGCTTCTGGTATTTTAGCGCCCGGGCCAGTAGCTCCTTGGCGATCAGCAGGCCAAGCTCCACCCGGGTCAGCGCAGCCGGGATCTGGGCTTTGCGCAGGTTGGCGCTGGCACGATCCAGCACATCGATCAAGGCTCGGTGGCGTTTTACGCTCATGCTACCTCGGACAGGAATTGATTGCGTTCAGTAGGTGTGGCTTTTTTCCACAGCCGGTGCAACTGTTCAAGGACAGTAGGCACTTTTACTACGCCAGCGGCAATGGCTATGCCCCGCAGTGATCCCTTGCCGGCCTTCCTTACTTTGTCTTGATCGGATTTGGATAGTTTTTGGAATGTGGCTTTATCGGCCTTCCCCTTAATCCAATCAGGAATGTCAATAAAAGTTCGAAACGAACCTTTATTGACAACCATAGCGATAAGAGATCTGGCGCACCCAACAGCATCTGCGGTTTCCTGCTGCGTTTCATCGGGATATTTATCGCGGCGTTGCCGGATCGCTTGGGTTTTGCTTATTTTGAGTTGTATGGCCTTTTCTGTTTTGCCAGTTACTGCAAGGATATACTGCTCTTTGTTCTTTAATCCTAGCGGCAGCCATGGTTTTTCTTTTTCAACTAGCTCACACTCCGTGCGCCAAAGGTCTATCGTGGCCTCAAGGCTGTTAGATCTACTAAATACCTCAATGCCAAGCGCCTTGGCCCTTTCTACCGAGCCAAGCGGATAGCCTGACCAGTTAGTTAATATGCTGTTGTGTCTTAGTATTGTTGGTAGATTTTTCATTACTTTCCTCCGCACGAATTGCGTCTGCAGCATATTGCCATTTTTTGTAATCCTTCACGTCTTGACTTCTTTCTTTGCTTTGCTGGTTCCAGGTGCTGTACACGCCAGATCTGACTTTGATTTCTTTCACAATGGATTCTTTCAAAGGCCCAAACTCACCCGCCTCCTCTTTTGATTGCGGACCTCTGCCGTGTTTCTTTCTGAATCTAATTCTAGCTATTTCGTCACGAGCCTTGTTTAGATTTTCAGCATAAAGAGAAATCATTTTTGAGGTATCGCAGAAATCGGCATCGTTTTCCTGCTTAGGCACCCCGATCCCCAATGCAGCCGCGTCGCTAGCTATTTGCGGCAGGGTCTTAGTTGTTGCTAAGGCTGGCCATAACGACAGAACTCTTGCAACTACCCGCATCTCTTCATAAGTCGCCGCCCGGCCGTCGCTATCGGTAGCACCTGAATCCACTATTCCGTTAGGCATGTAACCGCTAACAGCTGACTCTTGTTTATCTATTAACTCCATTCTTGAGTCAGTTTCAGTAATCTCTGTATAAATACCGCCTTCTCCCCTAATAAATGCGTCTAGTTTACGTGTTGTTATTTTGTCTTCTAAGCAAATTACGACAAAGTGGTTTTTCAGCTTAGGATTACCACCACGCATACACTGCTGAATCATTGACGGAAGAGATCGGCAGCTATTCCATAGGCCAACTACGCATATTTGATCGCAATCAAGCCCCATATCCCCCATCTGTTTGAGCAGTAAGATATCGCACGACTTGCGTTCACTGTCGCAAAACTTTGCTAAGGTTTCACAGGCTTTTTCGTCAGAAGTTTTATCATTAGCAAGTGTTGCGATTTGCGTTTTGTACGCTGGGGCAATTTTTGTTAAAGCGTTCTGTATTGCTTTAGGGTTTTCGTTTGCTTCACCATCAATTTCGTCATTCATTCCGTAAATAATTGCCTTTGCATTTGGCACTGTTTTGCAAAATAAATCTAGGTTTTCCTTAACCTTTGCCGCAAACGCCTCAATGGCCAGTGGATCTCTGTATATTTTAGGCAAAGCCTTTCGTGCTTCATTTTCAGATAATTCAGATAGTAGCGACTCTTTGCCCTCCTTGCCTTCGCCATAGCCTTTCATTTTCTGATCTATATATACAAAGGTTAACTTTGCCAGTACACCCTCAGAAAATCCTTGAGCAAAAGGTATGTTTACGTCCGCTACAACTATCGACTCGCGCTCTTCAATTTCTTTTGTATGCAGCTCAAGTTTGGTCACGTCATTAGCGCATGGCTGAACATACCTAATAGTTTTTGCGACTGACTCAGAGATTTCCTCTTTCCTGTAGCCAAACACATCATCCTCATCGTTTCTAAATGGAGTTGCCGACATGACAACAACGATGCAGCCCATCTCGTGCAACATTCTAGCAAGGTCGCCCCAAGTATTATTTTTAGCAAATCTTTGTGCTTCATCAAAAACAAAAAGAGGCGGCAATCCAGTTTCTTGTATTCTTTTCTTAACCCATTCTTTTAGCAGTGCTTTTTGCATGGGTTGTGTGAGTGCCTGAATGTGCACTGACCCAATCCACTCGAAGTTGCACATAGACTGATAAGCAAAGTCGGTGAGTGTTTGGACTTTGTGAAGGTGGGGGCCCTCTGGTAAAAATCTCTGGCGCCAAGCAAGCATTCGTGACGTTTCTAAGAGTTGCTGCGCCAGGTAAGGGCTTGGGTGTACGGCAATCGCGGCGCATATCTTTTTATACTTTAGTCCAATAATTCCAAGATTTCTAATAGCATCAGACTTGCCGTATCTGCATGGCATAATTATTGAGAAGGGAACTTTATAGTCACCCTTTAAAAGATATTGCTCCCATCTATCTATAACAATTAGCTGGCCGGGGCGCTGGTTTTTTAGATTTGTTAGATTCCATTCGTTGTTCATTTGTCTGCCTTTCTTAAATTGCACGGCGCACAGAGTGCCTGCATGTCGTGCACGTTGGTTGTTTTTGTTTTTGAGTACGGAACTATGTGATCTGCATGCCATCCATTCTTTAATTGATCGCCACACAGACGACATTTGCCTCCGCTTGCAATATAAAGTGCGGCACGAAGTCTTTTACTTGTTAAGCACCTAGCCATCATTTTCTCTTTTTCCTTTTGTCTTGTGTGGCTAAATACTTTTCCCACGCCAGCTTGGCCGCCATGGCCTCTTGGTCTGTTGCAAACGGCCCCCAGCCACACCTGGGCCAGCCCGCATCCATGTAAAAGCGCTCACCCATTGGGTAGCCGGCTTCGGTAAAAAGACGGCGGCCTATGATCTTTAACTTCACAACACCGCCTTCGGCAGCGGCCCTGCCAGCTTGTACTGGTACTTGCTGGGATCGTACTGCAGTGGGTATTTGAAAAAATCGCGCAGCAGATCGATATCCCGCTGAATTGTCTTGTAAGAGCACTCCAGCTCTGCGCCCAACCGCGAACAGCTCGGCAGCGTTAGATCCCGGCGTAGCTTGCCCGCGATCACGCCCAAGCGGCGGAACGTGGGCCGGGTATCGCCAAGGCCCTCGGCTCTCTTACTCTTGGATGCAAACGTGGCGGCCGTCGTGCTCACTTCACCACCTCCACCGTCGCCACCTTCGGCAACCGCATTGCCTTAAACTGCGCTTCGCTGGCCGCAAATACGTCCACGATGGGCAGCTTCCCCCGGCTGGCCTTTTTGCTTTTCACGGCCGTGCCGGTATCCACTGCCACCCACTCCCGCTTACCATTCAGAATCCGAATCTTGCTCCAAAGCGGAATGATGTCCGGATCAACGGCGCAGTGGCGCCCGGCCCGCAGCCTGGTGCCGGTGCTAGATTGGTAACGTGTGCTCCACTCATCCTCACCCGGCCAGTATCCTGTAATGCGCACCTTAATCTTTTTAGGCTGGGGCCGCAGATCGATCATCACGTTAGCAGCCTGCCCGCTGGTCATGCCCAGGATGGCGGCGATCCAGAGCAGTGATCTCATAGCCCGCTCCTGATGCGATCCATCAGCGTGTTCTCGCGATTCTCTGACGCCGCCAGCGCAGCCTTCGCCTCGGCCAGTTGGCTGGACAATGACCGCACCCGCTCGATCAGCTGGTCGATCACTTGTGAATCGTCCTCGACCATCGACAGGCGCTGGATGCGATCAGCGCAGATATAGTGTGCAGGCACTTCGCTCATGTAGCCAGCTCCCGCGGGTCGTACTTTTTTAACCAACGCCACACCTTGCAGATCGACGTAAACGCCTCGAATGCTTGAGCAACTTGCTCGGCCGTGTACTTAACTTCGGCCAACTGCCCCGTCACTGGATCGATCAAGATATTGCGGCAGGCCATGCCCTCGTCCGTGAATGCGTACGCGTAGGCCGATAACTGCAGCAGATCGGTTTCGTACCCAACCGCCTTGCCGTTCTTAAATTTACGGGTCTTAAAATCCACCACCTCGATCTCGCCGTGAATGTCGCAGATCAGATCCACCCGGCCTGCGTAGCCTTCCGCCTCGTTAACCATTACCGACTCACTGGCGTGCACCTTGGTCACGTCCTTGTGCCATTCCTTCAGCGATTCAAAGTGAGGCTCAAAGCCCTTCACAAGCTCACCCGGCTCCTCGCCGTTGATTATGATTTCAGCCAGGGAATGAATTTGCGTGCCTCTTACAGCAGCAGCCTCCACTTCCTTGCGGCTGTCCAGTACCACCCGCTTGGCAAAGTCGCTGTCGGCCTCGCCTTCAATTCGCGGTAGCGACAAGGCGGATAGAATCGCCTGCTCCTCTTTCCAATTCATCAGCCCTTGCTTACTGGGGCCAGCCGCTCCGAGGATGGTGGTCACGGACGGAAACGCTCCGACTTTCCGGGCGGATCGCAGGTCACCGTGGCACGACTCACCCGACGCCAGGTAATAGTGCGACGACTCCGTCTTTGCCGTTGCAATTAAC